ACAATGGAGAAACCTCAATGATTTTCACAAGGTTTATAATTTGAGGTAATGAATTCAAATCACTTGACGTTTTAAATCTACCTCCCGCTACTTGAGCTTCAGTTGCTCTCCCCATTCTTATTAGGTCTTGAGGTGTTAAAGAAAACTCTCCGATATCTGACAAGTCAACATCCATGACTATTGTTTGAGCCCCTAATGGAGCACCCATAATCATGTAATCACCACTGTCATTTGTTTTTGCCGTGAATTTATAGTACTTGTCATATAGTTCTACCGTTGTAGAACCTGTTAAAGAATCCGCTCGTGATGGTAGTGTACCTGTAGCTGCGTGTGTTGAATATGATTTTTCGTATGGTAACAGATTATATCTATATCCGTCCTCATTCTTATCTGTTGGCGATTTGTATGGGTAAATTGATGAAATGACTGGATTAGATTCATCAACATTTTCAATTGGAATGAATACAGAAACTCTAGCATTTGGAATACCAAAACCATTATTTGCGGTTACTCTCCCAACTAAAACTCCGTAGTTTGCACAATTTCTTGTGTAGATGTCAGCCTGTTGAATTTTTAAAGATAAAATCTCCAAGAATTCAAAGTCTTGTTCTAAGTCTACATTAATTGCTTTATTAACACCAAGTTCAGTTCTTATTCTGTAAGATTGACCCATCAATACCTTTTCTTATAAATAGTTTATGTGTTATTTTTAAAGGTGCACACATACACAATTAAAGTATAAGTCAAATGAATAATAAATAAATGTGTTAAGAGAATGTTACTGATTGGAAATTCTTAACCGAAACTTTAATATCTTTATTTGGATATCTAATTTGATACACCTGAGATGGTTGTGCAAAAATTGTATCATCAACAGGTGCAATTTGTTTTGTTTCAGGGTCAGAATATTCCATTGAAGTTTCTGCAGATGAATATTGTCCACCAACTTGATTATAGATACTTAATCCTGCTACAGTTAAAACACCATTTTGGTTTTGAATAATACTACTTAACTCTGATAGATATACGTTTTGACCAAGTTGTCTTACTTGTGGGTCAAAGTAGGTTGATACTTTATCAATCACATTTGTAATAATTTGTCCTGAGTTTTGAGCTGAGTCTAAAACAATAGAAACTTCAACGCTTAGGTCAATAACTTCAGCCGTTAATATTGAAATGTAATCATTCATCATTCTATAGTTAGACAAATAATTGGCTACGTTTTGTCTTAAAGTATTTGAAACAATACTTGTAAGTTTACCTGATGTATCATAAGATAACAATTGAATTAATATCTTATTATCATTTTCTGTTACAGATACTTTTGCAGGTGCACCAAATTCAGATGGCATGTTTCTTATGATTGACTCATAATCTTGGACAGTCACCGCTCTTTTTTGCGCTGAGAAATTAAATGAAACATAATTTCTAATTTCTTCTAATGAAGGAACCCCTGCTCCACCAACAGCGGCAGTTACGTTATTAGCTCTTAATGAATTGACTACTGAGGAGTTTGTTAATTCTGAAGGACCATTAACATATAATGAAACTGTACCAATTTGGTTAATAACGTTTGTTCCCAAGTTTGTTGCTAAACCCCCACCAACTCTATATTGAATAAATAATGTTGAGTTAGGTGTTAGGGTTGAACCTAATGAAAAGTTATTTGAATATCTTTGTAAATCTAATGTTGTTCCTAAAGTTGTGAATTGGTCAAGAGCGTCTTGGGCTGTATTTGTTCCACCACCAAATGTCATTTTCTTAAATCCTTCTGACGTATATTCACTCATGAATCTGTTTGAAGTTTGAATATATCTTCCAACTTTAATTCCTGGTTGGTCAGATACTTTAGTTGGGTCTTCAACAAATATTCTGTCTTCAGCCAAAGCATCTACCTCATACCATCTATTGGCAAGACCTAAAAATTCTGCAGCTGTTGGTATGTTTGTATACTCCGTTCCACTTTTAAGTAGAACACTTGTAATTCCAAGAACATTTTTTTCAGGTAAGAATAATTCAAAGAATGGTACTACATCATTTGGTGTGATAACTTTTTTGAAAACTTTTGTAATACCATTAACAACTAATTCTCTCTTGGTAATTGTATAGTTTACTAATACGTTGTTGGCGTTGAAGTTAGGTATTTTTAATCTATTTGGAAATCCTTGAGCATTGTATGGTGATGAGAAATCAACATCATAAATGTTTTCAAATACTATTCCCGCACCTGTAACTTGAGAACCTCTTGTCAAAATTCCAAGATATCTCTCATCTTCCTTGTCACCATAAGCGGGTACTGTTATTGAAAAATCAACAAGAGCAACTGAAGGTCTCTGACCAGGAAGTTTTAATCCATAAGTCCTGGCGATGTTATAGATTGATGACCTTTGTTGTGCATATTGAAGAACTGTTTCTTGAACACTTCTATCAATGTGGTAATTTAAATTATCCGCCACCGCAGCATTCAAATCAATAAAAACTGAGAATACAGAAGCATCATTAAAATCTTGAATTAATTCAGGATAATAAGTTCTCACATAATTGAGAAGTTCGGTTCTTATACCTTCAAAGTCTCTGGTTGTGTATGATATTTTACGATTTGCCATTACTATTAAATATTGATAATAACGAAATCACTTTGTGCAAATGTGTTTTTGTTATTTGAATAATCTATCTTGATTTTAGCGGTATATTCTGCCGTTCCTTTACCAGGGAATCTATATATTGGTGATGATGATGTTCCGACAACAGCTTGTCCTGTATCTAAGTCATACTCCTCCTGTGGGTCTAATGGTGTAATTGTTATATTATTCAGGAGTAAGTTTGGCATGTATTTTGCAACAGCATCTCTAATATCTGATTGTATTGCATCAAATGTTAATCCATCAAAAGGTTCAAAAATGAACTCATATAATCTTGTACCAAAATCAGGCAAGAAATATCTTGAGCCCTTCCTTGTTAAAAGAAGATGAATTAAATCAGATTTAATTTCTTCAGATTCAAATTCAGTAAGTGCTAAGTAATCCCCTTGAGTTGAGTTTCTAAAGGGGAAATACAAACCATATGTTATCCCATCTGCCATATGAGATAAATATACTTAGATTATTTTTTTATTAAAGTGTTACCTTTTTGGGCCATCGGCTCATAGGGACAGTGCCTGCAACCATTCCCGCAACAGTATCCTCTGTCTATATGGTATTGTTCAGTAAAAACGGTTCTACCGTTTTCTTCATAAAAATGAGAAGGGAGAAGTTTTGGCTTCTCCCTCTTATTGTTATCTGTTTCCTTTAATTGAATAGTAGATTCCATTAATAATGTTTTGGACTAAATTATCTTTCATGATTTTATACTAGTGTAACTTCACAAGCTCCACCCGCGCATGCTACCTCTCCGCTTAAGTCAGTATCATCATCCATTTCAACAATTTTTGATAAATCAACATCATGAAGAGCCTTCATTAATTCTTCGTATTTGTCTTTTGTACAATCTTCAAAAGGTGCTTGAATATAAGTTCCACCATCATAAGGTAATACTGAAAGACCATTGTAATATTCTTTATTTTCCCACATCCACTCACCAACAGCTGGCCACTCATGCTCTCTAATTGAGATTGTTGCCGATACGTTATGTGCATTGTTTCCATTTCTATGTCCAGGTTTAATCCATTCTTGTTGAACTTTTTTAACTCTTTCCAATAATTGGATTGGTGATTCGTTTCTCAAGATTGACCCTTCAGGTGCTTTTTGTGGTATTCCAATAACTGCAGTATCATGTGGTCTAAAATATTCATCTTCAACTAATTCAGGATGATTATTTTTTAAATGAGAATAAATTGCCTCATTCTTACCAACTCTAACTCTTCTAATATAATATTCATTATGCCAAGCGTGAATACCTGATGATGTACCTAAAGTTAATGATGTAGTTCCAGCAGGTTTAACGGTTGTTGTTCTTGCCGATGCGTTGATATTCAATAATTCAGCAACTCTTTTGTTTTCTTCTTTAACTACTTTAGCCGCTGATTTCATGTTTAAACCTAAAACAGCACCTGAACCAATACCTGTCATTGATATTCCAATCAACGCGTCTTTCTCGGTTGTTCTCTGCCAAATTGGTCTTAAATAATGGAAGTTTGTATATCCCGCTTGTAATGTTCCGATGAATGATGCCGCTCTAACTCTATCTTCATAATCTTCTTGAGATACAACGTTAGATACGTTAATCTCTGTAAGGTTACAGAATTGGAATGGTCTTAACGCGATTTCACAACAAGGGTTAGTTCCCCAATCTTTGTCATTACTTAAGTAGATACCAGGTTCTCCTGCTCCGCTTGCTTCAATTCTCTTCCATAATTCCATGAAGTAGTCTTTAGTAATTTTGTGTCTCATTAAAACTGCAGAGTTATTAGCTCTACCTCTTTGTGGATTGGTTTCCCACCAAGCCCCACTCTTACATCCAATCATTTCTTCGTCAGTTGCGGAGAATAATGAAATAAGTGCTGCTCTTCTGATACCACCAGCTAATACTGCATCTGCAATATGACAAACGATATCATGTACTTCAATTGGTTTTAATCTTTCACCACTTTCTTTTGAATCTAAGATTCCTTCAACTTTGATTAAACATTCTTTCAATGGTTGAGGACCAGGAGCTTTACCACCTGATGTGATAAGTCTTGCACCTTTTGGTCTGATGTCACTGAAGTCAAATTCAATTTGTGAACCTCCAAAGAAGTATGATTTAACTAATACTTTAACAGCATCAGCCCATCCTTCAATTGAATCGGCCACTAACCATCTTCTTCCTCTTTCTTTATTTGGTTTTCTGATTTCAGGTAAAGCATCAACGTGATGTTTTTGTACTGAATAACCTACACCAGTTCCACCTAAAAGTAAGAACATAATTTCAGAGAATACTCTCCAATCATCAATAGGTGCGAAAGCACAGTTATAAATTCTGTTTGGTGAGATTTCAATTGGTTTTCCTGCGAACTGCATTGACCTCATTGAGGGTAATACTTGTTTTCTGAAAACGTACATGTAATTCTCACGAATTTCTTTTTCTAATTTAGGATATTGCTTGATATGCATCTCCATGTTTCTTGAAACTAATTCTTGCCAAGTTTCTCTTCTTTTTAGTTCAGGGATATACTTTGCGTATTTCATATACACAGTTATGTCGCTGAGTATTCGGTTAGATATGTCCATATTTTTTCTTTTTTTTATAATTTATTGATTTTTTTATGTTTTCTTGCCAAGGTATGAATTGTAAATTTTCAATACTCCCAATTATTTCAGGTTCAATTTTTTTTTCATACCCTTCTTTTATAGAAATAATGTGGTCTAGTTGATAGGCGTTTTCAACCCCGCACCTACCTCTTAATTTTTCACTATTTTTTAATGAATTAATTGGTTGTTGATAGGTAATAAGATATACTTTTTTTTCATATTCTATGAAATTACAATAATTTTTAACATAATCAGAATATGAAATGTTTTCTTTTTCTAAGATTTTTTGTATGACCAAACTTTTTTCCCCTTTTAGATTTGTCAAACTATTTTCTCTTAACCATTTTTTATATTCTTCTGAGTGTATTGGTTTTCCTATTTTTTTTTCTCTACTTTTTTCTTTGGATTCTTTTTTCATTGGTATTCCGACATTCCAAGGAACTTGGTTAAAATTTTGACATTTAGAACATTTTGTTTTTTTTCTTTCCGCCAATTGGACATTCCACCTTTTTGATTTTCCACAATATTCAATTTCACAATTACAACTTGGACATTCTCTAATGAAAATTTCTTCATTATTAAACACTTTAGTTTTGTATAATTCTGATAAATTTTTTAATTTTCTTCCCATAATTAAAAATAAAAAAAAAGGGTATTTTATTATTAAATATGTGGTCGAACACCAATCGGCCAACAATTTAGATTAAAAAAATAAGTTTTTTTTTAAAAAAGTAGATATTTAATTAAATGGTTTTTTGTTGGGATTCTCTTTCTTTTCTTTTCTCAAGAAGTTCCTTAACCCTATCTCTTTTTCTTTCTTCTTGTTGCTCTTCAAAGCCCAAGAATGTAACTGATGATTCAGTATCTATTTCAAGAAGTTCATTGTTAAATTTGCAGTTTTCAAAGACAACTCCGTCTTTACCGAGACGTGACTTTGTAATGGCAATCGTTGCTAAATTCATCTCCTTTTGTTGAAGACTCTTAGCCACCGTGATGATTACGTGTCCTACTTGAGCTTTCTTAATTGAAACACCCATTTGGTCAGTCGTTACAACTTCAGATGAAATTGAACTTCTGTTACCTTGGGTTG